ACTGATCCAGAGAGCCAGACCTATCGGAACAAGGTCCGCTCCTACGAAGCCGCTGGCTACTACTGCGCTAAGGTGCCAGAGGGTCAGGAGGACGACGGAAGGGCGTACCGGGCGATGAAGGTTAAGGCTCACAAGCTGTTTAAGAAGGAACACATCTGGGCAGAGGTGGAGCGGCGGCTGATAGATCAGTCGGATGCTCTGAAGATGCCGATGGAAGAGGTGATTGCCAAGTTTTCGGCGATTGCTGATGTGGACCTGATGAAATACCTGCGGGAGGTGCCTGTCGCCTGTCCTCATTGCGAGGGCGAACTGCATTTGGGCATTGAATATGTATTTGATGTCAAGCAGATGCAGAAAGAGGGCTACGGTTCACTCCTAAAGAAGATGAGGCCGACAAAATACGGGACGGAGTTTGACTTCTACCCGGCAGATGATGCCTTAGACCGCCTGATGAAGCATTACGGTGGTTACAGGCAGTCCAGCGTAGGCGAGGAGTTGTCTGCGTTTGATGAACTTATCATCGCGGCCCGAAAAATATAGTTCTTTGATTTAATGCCAACTCCCGATGACATTAAGGCCCTTGCCGAGAAGTGTGAGGACCCGGTATGGTTTGCTGAAAACGTATTGGGTGAGACAACGTGGTCAAAGCAGCGTGAGCTGCTACGTGCCGTCAGAGATAATGACCAGGTTGCCATCCGATCCGGGCATAAGACTTCAAAGTCACGGTCCTTTATGGTATTGGCCCTGTGGTGGGCCTTCAAATGGCACCTCTTGGGGGAGGATGCGCGTGTTGCCCTATCTGCGGCATCCTTCAATCAGGTGAAGGACATTGCGTGGCGTGAAATCCGCGCAGCATACAAGCGAACCCCGATCCTCCAGCAGGTATGTATAAAACCGCCTTCGCTTGATCCCGCCACGGGCCTAACTTTCACCAGCGGCAACCAAATCTTTGGCTTCTCTGCAAAGGAGGCTGAGAATGCTGCTGGTATCTCCTCTCCCCATGTGATGTACCTGCTTGATGAGGCCTCGGGCATACAAGACGCTGTGTTTTCCGCCATGGAAGGAAACATGGCTGGTGGTGCCAAGATGGTAATGGCTTCGCAGGGTACGAAGATGAGTGGACACTTCTTTGACGCTTTCAATAAGTATAGAGCGTCGTGGCACTGCATAAAAATCAGCAGCTGGGACAGCCCGAATGTGACGGGCGAAGTACAGATCCCAGGACTTGCCACGAAGAAGTGGTGCCAGCAGAAGAAGGACCAATGGGGCGAGGACAGCCCGCTGTACCGCGTTCGTGTAATGGGGGACTTCCCCGGCCACGGCGACAATACGGTATACGGGCTTGAAACTATTGAGTTTGCAAAGGACCGATGGCCCACAGTATCCCGCGAGGGTGCGTTGCGCCTTGGTGTTGACGTAGCCCGCTTCGGAGATGATGAAACCGTCATTTTTCCTGTTCGCGGCCACTGGGCAATGGAACCCGTGGTCCTGCAAGGATCGGATGGGGTGCAGGTAGCCAGTAAGATTGTAGACACCGTTCGTCGGCTTCGCCGCGACACAGACAGAGAGATAGAGGTAAAGATAGATGAGATCGGACTCGGAGCTTCTCCAGTGGATGCCCTGTCACACATGGACTTGGCACAGCAACTTGGAATTAGAGTGCGCCCTATTCACCTCCAATCTCCCGCAACTGATTCCGACAACTATGCAGATGCTGGAAGTGAGATGGCATTTGGTTTAGCCGACTGGCTAAAGGCTGGCGGTGCCGTGCCTGACGACAGTATGCTGGTAGAGGAGTTGGCATCAACAACATACACAATGGATACGAAGGGTCGCCGCAAGGTGGCCGACAAGAAGAAACTGAAAACGCTGATTAGGAGAAGCCCTGACCGCAGAAACGCTTTGGAACTGGCGATCTACGATCCCAAGCCGAAGGCAAGCGCAGGGGCATCTTTCATAAACATTATTTGATATGTCCAATCTTTGGGTAGACAACAAGCATCCAGATTACGATGTGGAGGCTTATCAGCGGCAGTTTGCAAGGGATCAATTTACAGGCGATGCTCTACTGGTATCGCAGATAGAGTCAAGCAGAATGGCAGACCCTGCGTCGGGGGCAGGGAAGGAGCGTACGCTCTCACCATTCATGGATATTAGCGGCATCAGGGGGCGCAAGCGTCTCTCTGAGGTCACGGTAGACTTTGACAGGCAGGACCGCATCCGTGGTCCGCAGAACGGGACGTACCTGCGTCGTCGCGCCCTGGGAGAGTCTGCCGATGCCTTCCGCGAGAGGGCCTTCATTACCCGTTTCCCGGCACATATGTCTACGCTGATAGAAGCGTATGTCGGCGGGATTAAGGCCGTTGAGAGCGAAGCCAAGCGGTCCTACGGAGAGCCTTTGGGCGACCCTGCTGACACAGACAGCATTTTCTTCCGTATGTGGCACGACATTGACGGCACAGGAAGGAACTGGGGTGCCGCTACGACGAGGATGATGACCAACCTCATTGTAGATGACGTTTTTTGGTCATTTACGGAGTTGGGTAGCGCAGAGCATCCAAGGACACACATTATTGATCCGCAGCGCGTAGTAGACTGGCACGATGAGGACGGCATTCCCGTCTGGCTGCTACTGGAAGAGACACGCATGATCCGCCCTGACCTGCATAAGAAGGCGGAGATGGTTCGGATGTACACAGAGTACGATGTCAACGGCTTTCGCCGCTGGCGCGTAGTGGAGGGTGACAAGCAGAAGGAGGGCCGCACCTTGGTGCTTGATGCACAGGAGGAGTGGGCATTCCCATTTTGGTCTACGCCAGATCGCCTTCGCAAGCGCATTCCGTTTACCCGTATGCGTCTTTCTGACGTTATGGGCCGCTACGTGGGCTACCAGATGGCTCTTGACCACAATATGCTGTACAACCTGCTCTCTGATGCACGTTGGAACTTCCGTGTGATCAACCACCCGCGCCTGAAACTGCGTGAGGGTGATGAGCAGAAGTTTGACAAAGCCTTGGCGAAGATTGCTGAGGGTGCCAACGGCCTCTTGGGTGACTGGGAGTTCATCAGCCCAGATGCCAACAACGGTGCTACGGCATACAAGGTGTTCAGCGACGAGGTACGCCAGTACTACGTTACGAACCACCAGCGGATGAACGGCAGCAACATTGAGCGTAGTGCCACGGAGATTGCCTACAACGAGGCTACGGGGCGCACTTCGTTCCTCTCTATCCTGACGGACCTCGTTGACGAGTGTGAGAACGACTGGATGTTCCTCTCATCGCAGCTCATGGCTCCTGAGCGTCCTGACGAGTGGCTCAATGCCCGCGTAGAGCGCAGCCGCTCTTTCCGCCCGATTGACATTCAGAGCCTTGCCCAGTCGCAGTCTAACAGCCTTGCTGCTCTTGGCAATCTGTTTGACGCTGAGACGGCTTTGGAGATTGCACGGCATGGGGTCACTGACGATGTAATCCGCCGCGTCCGCGAGGCGGGAACCGATCAAATTGTAACTGAAGAACTCTAATGGACCAAATCACTGCTATCAGCAGCGCGATAAAGGCTGCCGTGGGCGTGTTTGTACTTGCGATCACGGGCATTGGTGTCTTGATCTACACGATTGCCAGCGTCTACTCGCTTCCTGAGCGGGTAGAGGTTGTAGAGGAGCGTGTTGACACGATGTCTGGTAAGATTGACCGCATGGACTGCATCATGGTGGCTGAGGCAATGGAAGAACCAATCCGTCAGTGCCTATGAAACGCGGGAAAGCAGAGAAGTGGACCGAAGCTGACCTTGACAGGCTTGTGCAGATCAGCGAGAAAGACATCCAACGTGCTGCTGTGATGTGGCGTACCAATGCGCCAGAGGTAGCAATGGACCTACTTGACGCAAAGGCAGAGGATATTGGGCGACGATAGCACATACAGATGGAATGAGGTTGCTGGCAGATACATCAACCAGAGCGGCGACTTCGTATCATTTGCTGAGGTCCGCCAATACCTTGATGAGGTGCTTGACCGCCATGAAAGAAAGGTCGTATCGCTTTCTGGCAAACTTCGCGAGGGCGGAATCAACGTTCAGCAATGGCAAGCGGGCATGAGGGACTCCCTCAAAGACCTGCACCTTGTCAGCGGAGCCTTGGCCCGTGGTGGCTGGGCGCAGATGTCACAGTCAGACTATGGGCGTGTTGGAAATGAGCTGAGATTTCAGTATGAGCGTCTTGCCCGGTTTGCTACGCAGATAGAGCGTGGCTTGCCGCTTGACGGTCGCTTTCGCAGGAGAGTGCAACTATATGCACAGAGTGGTAGAGTTTCTTACACGGCTGCCCTTAGGCAGGAG